AGACCCTCCACCCCAAAAAATAAGAGGCCAACCAAGACCGCCCCGCTTGCTTGTAGTTGTTTGGCGGATACAAAGCCCAGCGGGGAGGGGGCGCGGGGGGCGGTGCCTCGTGCGTGTATATGTATCTACTAGCCCTGTAAAAAATATTGACGTATAGGGGCTTATGTCTTATGCGGGGTGCAAATGGACGCCAAGGAAGAGCTAATAGAAAGCATTCGGGAGGGAATCTTGGAAATCCAAGAACACAATCCCAAGAACAATAGCATATTGTCCAAGAGTAACCCCGAGAAAACTGCGGAGATATTGTACCTGCACTCTACCGGAGTGACCCAGACCCAGATGATAAGGAAGTATGGGATGAAACGTGAAACAATTGTAAACGTCCTATTGGACTATGCAGACTTCACGGGCAAGTGGAAGCAGTTGGGTAGCAAGATTAGGGGCAGGGCATTTTTAGAACTATCATCGTTAGAGGAAGATTTGATAGAGAAGCTAAGAGAGCGGATGGAAGCCGGTGAGATAAAGGCAAGCTTCCGGGACCTATTGCCTTTGGCGGTTGCCTTGGAGAAAGCTGAGAAGGGCAGCAACACGTTTCGGGGAGAGGCTAGCAGCATTGTGGAGGAGCGTAAGGTGGTTAGCCAAGAGGACTATGAGGCTACGGTGAAGGCCGCTAGGGAGCGTTTAGCCAATATGAAGAAAGCGGAGGTGGTCATTGAAAGTGAGCCCTGAGTTTGATGACAATACCCGAAAAGAGCTTGTTAAGTTGTTGAGGGCTCAGCATGAGCAGTTTTGGTTAGTGACAAGGGATGGGAATACGGTTCAGTGTTATGGGGATAGTCCCTATGAACTATTGGATTTGATTTGGGAAACCTTTGGTTTGTTGTGACTAAAAGGTGTAATTGTTGCGGGGAGGAGAAGCCGCTAACGGAGTTTCATGGAAATGGGCATTACAAGGGGACCAAGAAGTATAAGCCCGATTGCAGGCATTGCACCAACTACAAGCTAAGGATGGAGGTTAATAACGCAGTAAAGGAGCATTTTGGTTCTTGGAAGTGTTCCAAGTGTGGGTTTGAGGGTAGGCCGGTTCAGTTTGATTGCCACCATGTTCGGGGAAATAAGGAGTTTACAATATCGCAGGGGTACAAAAAAGCCAGAGATAATAAGAAGGCTTTTAAGGAAGAGTTGGAAAAATGCGATTTGCTTTGCGCCAACTGCCATAGGCTAGAGCATGAGGTGGTTCCGATTGAGAGAAAGCCTTTTGCTTCCGATCCAATAAGGCATGACATAAACAGGATTGTGTAATGAATAAGAATATCAAACTAGTTGAGAAGTCTTTGGACACCATTAACCCGGAATGGGAAGCATTCCTAGTGGCTTCCATGAGCAAGAATGGTTTTGAATATGACATCTTTAAGAAGGGGAGTGGCCCAGAAGCAAAAGAAGATATGGCCGCCCTGCTGGCGCTGGTTCATTCAGCCACATTAAAAGACTTAAAAGACTTTCTGCCGGAATGATTGAGTTTACCGAGCACCCAATACTAAAGCCTCCCACAGACGAGGAGATAGTGTTTTTGGGTGAAAACCACCCTAAGATACTAAAAGATTTACATGAGGCCCATGAGGGCCGTATAAGAGCTGCTGAGGAAGATCCTGTTAGGCATGGGTTCAACCTAGATGGTTGGGAGCGTATCAAGGATGGACTAGGAACATACAACGAGTGTCTGTGTTTGGGAGGAAACCGGAGTGGTAAAACTACCGGCTGCGCCAAAATTGTAATGGAAAGCGTTACCAATAACCCGGACGGTCACATTGTTTGTTTTTCCCAGAACGCTGATACCAGCGTGAAAGTGCAACAGGCAGCCATCTGGGAGATGATGCCGAGGGAGTTTAAAAAGAAGACTAAGAGTGTTGAGGGCTACATAAACTACTCAATGCAGAATGGATTTACTGGTAGCAGCTTCATCTTTCCTGATACTAGGACTAGGGTAGATTTCAAAACCTACACCCAGTTTTCCAACAACCAAACCATCTTGGAGGGTTTTGAGTTTGGGTTTAGGTCTGGGAACAGGTTGAACATAGGAACTTGGTTAGATGAATATCTTGGTGATGACGCTTTGATAAACACTTTACGTTTCCGGTTGGCTACTAGGAATTCCAAGATGTTGATAGCTTTCACTCCCATCAATGGATATACACCATTCATAGCGGAATATTTAAAGGGCTCCCAAACCTTGAGGACAAGAAGAGCTGAACTGTTGAACAAGGAGTTGCCTGTACAGCAGTATAGCCCTAAGCGGGATGCCTCCGTAGTCTACCTGCATTCTGATGAAAACCCTTTTGGCGGTTATGATCGTATAGCCAAAGATTTGCGGGACCGGCCACAAGAAGAAATATTGGTCCGTGCTTATGGTGTTCCTGTCAAAAGCGTAACATCGTTGCTTCCTCTATTTAACACTGAGGTAAATGTTCTTGGTAATGAACCCAATAAGTATGGAATGTCTTTTCCTGACATATCTGACAAGAATAGGTTTACCTGTTACCAAGTGGTTGACCCTGCTGGGGCTCGTAACTTCACTGCCATCTGGGCTGCGGTAGACAAGAATGGTTATGTTTACATACGCAGAGAATGGCCTGACCGAGACACTTATGGAGAATGGGCTATGTTTGGAGATCCAAAGTGGAAGCTTGGACCTGCAACTAAAAAGCTAGGGTTAAATGTGGAAGGGTATGCTGAGTTGTTCCAAGAGATTGAGGACGATCTTGGTATAGATGTTTTTGAACGCATCGGTGACTCCCGGTATTTTGCTAGGGAGAATGACAACAATGAAGATTTGTTTATGTTGTTTGATGAATATGGGATGTTGTTTCACCCATCTGATGGGCGTATGGAGGAGCTTGGCATCAGTGCAGTTGACGAGTGGTTTACATATAATCCCAATGAGCCAATAGATGCTGTTAATAGACCTATGTGCTACATACATAGAGAGTGTGGAAATTTGATTGACAGTTTGTTAAACTATAATTCACAAGGTAAAGCTGATGAGGCGCTTAAGGATTTCTTTGACCTCATTCGATATTTGCGAATGGCGAATGGAGGAGAGGGACCGGACCATATGGAAAACAGAAGCTTGTTAGCAACAAGCAGATCAAGGGGAGGGTATTGATGCCAAAGGTTAGGATTGGGTTGTTGGCTGATGAACTTGAGGCTGAAGTAGATGAGTTAATTACTTTGGCTAAATCAAAACTTTGTGCATCGATGATGACGGGCCGTGGAGGCAAAGCCCTATGGATCAATGAAGATGGCCAAGAGATATTAAGAAGAGCTGTCGATATTCCAGAGATAGTACCCAAGCATTATAAGGGATACGTTCTGAAACCTGCTGCAAACCCAAGATATGTATATGCTTACATAAAAGAGATTGAATCAAGGGTTCCGGTTTGTGTGCCAAGGAAATTAAAAAAAGTTTTAATTGGTAAAAATGTGGCAATAGAAGCTATTGAAGATGCAACCGGAGTGTCATACAGATATATCAAATGACATCACACTAGACCGCAAGTGGGTGGGTGAGCAAATTGATCGCTTTATCGCTTGGGAGATATTTTGTTCAATAGCTGACTATAAAAACCGCTACCCCCTCAAAAACAAAGATTTGTGTGATAGGATAGGAGTGAACCAACAATTCTGTCATCACATTCTGTACAACGTTAAAAATAAATTAAATGCAAAGCGATTCAATTTCTGAGTCATTAACCTACGTTAGTGACGAGCCCGACATCACATCCTTACGCTACGCTTACGATCAATCAATAACTGAACTTGAAGCGTATTTTGATTTATGCAGAAGTAGTTACGATGATCGCCGTAACTGGTGGCCGGGCAAGAGCAGAGATTTGCGCAAGCATGGAGCAGATGCTTTCCCTTGGGAAGGAGCTTCGGACATGGAAAGCCATGTCATAGATGAACGCATAACCAGATTGGTTTCTCTGTTTTTGTCTGCCATGAACAGAGCAAATATTAGGGCGTTCCCCGTAGAAGTTAGCGACGTTGCCAGAAGCAGAGTGGTTACAAATTTTTTGAAATGGATGATTAAGAGTGGCTACATTCCTCGTTTCAAAGAAGAGATGGAACTAGGAGCCAACTACTTGCTAGAACGTGGCATATTAATTACTTATGTTGGTTGGCACATGGAGGATAGATCTTTTCTCCAAAGGCTTAGTCTGGAACAAATATCTGCTATCAATCCAGAACTGGGTGAGATGATTGTTTCCGAAAATGACAACGAACAAGTTGTCCGTATGTTGCAATCTAGCTTTGATGGAGTTTCTGAAGCTAGGGCTAACAAAGCTCTAAATGATTTGAGGGAACTAGGAGTTGCTGAACTGCCAATAGTTAGACGACAAGTAAATGCGCCTGAAGTAAAGACGCTAGCTCCAGACGGAGATTTTATTTTCCCTCCATATGTTACAGATCCACAACGTGCTCCGTATTGTTTCTGGAAAACGTATTACACTCCGCAGGAGTTGCAAAACAAAATTATTACAGACGGGTGGGATGAAAATTTTGTAGAACACGTCATTGATCGCTACAGAGGAGTAAACATAGACTCTATTGAGCGTGAGCAAGAGGGAAGGCGTTCTTTGAGCCTTACAGACAATGCTTATGAAGCTGAAGAACTAATAGAAATTGTTTACGGATACCAAAGACTCATAGACAAAGAAGATGGTTCCGAGGGCATATATTGTACGGTGTTCCATCGCGAGTTCAGTGGGATGGAGGGCATACCGGGATATGCTAAGTTTGAGTTGTTGAATGGGTATGAAGAATATCCTGTAGTCGTAACTAAACTATCTGAAGATAGCAAAAGGCTTTACGACACAATGACGGTTCCAGATTTATTGCGTGGAATACAGAACCAAGTAAAGGTTGAGCGTGATAGCCGTATTGACAGGAACAGTCTTGCCACTGTGCCACCAATAATGCACCCGGTGGGACAAGCTCCTACAGATTGGGGTCCGGGACGGATGATACCATATCGCCGCAAGGGAGACTTTGAATTTGGTCCTACACCTGTTTACAACCAAGGATCGGTTGAAATGGAGAAAACCCAAGAGGCTCAGGCTGACAGGCTTGTTGGTTTAGACCGGGAGGGTCCGGTTAGTCAGATAAGACAACAGTTTTTGGTAGACAAGTTTTTAACGCATTGCTCAAGCGTAATAGCAATGTGCTACAAGTGCTTTCAGCGTTTTGGTCCAGACAGTATTTTCTTCCAAGTTACTGGCGTTCCAGATCCTCAGATGTTTAGCAAGGGCAATCCAGATGAAAGCTTTGACATCACAATTTCCTATGATGTTCAAAACACCGATCCCGAAAAGCAAGAGAACAAACTAAACTCAATGATTTCTTTGCTTCAGTTGGATCGCAACGGAAGAATAAACGTAGATAATTTAGTAACGCTAATTGCTGGGAGCGTAGATCCGGTCTTGGCTGATAGCGTTCTTCAACCAGTGGAAGCTGCTCAGCAGCAAATGCTTAAAGATATTACAGATGACTTATCAAAAATTTATGCGGGCATTGAAATGCCAGCACGTCCTAATGGGGCTCAAGCGGCTATGCAAATTATCCAGCAGTACACTCAACAGCCGGATATTGCCCAACGCATGCAAACTGACCAAGCGTTTTCAGCTCGTTTGCAAAAGTATATGGGACAATATCAGTTCTCTATGCAGCAAGCTGAGAATGCCCAAATAGGTAGAATTGGTACAGCGCCCGCTCAAATGGGTGGCATGCAGACTCAGAACATGCAGCAATGAGTTTAGAAAAAGATATAGAATCTTTGCACAACTACGAGCATTTTGCTCGCTTTATTAAGGTGATAGAAGCTCTTCGGGAAGAGTGCATCGGAGATATGCACGAGGCTTCGACCGAACAGCTTCAGCAAATATCTGGAAGAATTATTACATATGACCAGATATTGCAAATGGTTGATTCAAAAAAACTAGAAAAAAGACACAAAGATTTTTTGTAAGCTGTGCTACTATAATTTTACGCAATCGCTAGGCGTAAATAGTGGAAACAGTTATGAACGATGAAATCAACACAGCCATCGCTGAGGCTGAACCGGAATCAGTGGACCAACAAAATATATCTGCGTCTGACTTTGTTCAGAGACGTAGCGAGGCTTTACTAGGGCAGCAGCCCGAAGAGGAGCCTCAAGAATCGGCTGAGGAAGCTAGTGAGGAAGAAATTCCAGAGCAAGCATCCGAAGGTAATGTTCTTTCACAGTTTGATTTAGACAGTTTGTCGGATGAGGAAAAAGACGTTTTGCGTCAACAACTCATTCCCGGTGCACAGTCCAGAATAAGTGAACTTACGGCTAAGCGTAAGGCTGCTGAGGAGGAGTTGCAAACTATTCAACTTCAAATCAAGGAGCCCGAAGTAAAAGATAATCCGCTTTCCGACATATCTAACATTGATGACCTTCAAACAAAATCAAACGAGGTGAACGATGTTATTAGTTGGGCAGAGGATTTGTTGTTTGAATCTGATGATTATTCTGCTGACGACGAGATAACTACAGTAGAAGGTCGCCCGATGACTAAGGCTGAAGTGCGTAAAGCTCTTCAGAGTGCCAGAAAGTCGCGCGATACATACATTCCAGACCAGCTACGAAAGTTGCAAAGTTTGGAAAATGCTAAGACACTGCGTCAGCAACTCGGAAACAAAGCAGTCGAAGAGCTTGAGTGGCTTAGGGATGAAAACGACAATGAACTGAAGAGTCAGTTTATATCTATCATGAACGATCCAAGACTAAAACAGTTAGAGGATATTGCTCCTGATATATATGTTCAGATTCCATATTTCATGTCTCATGCCGTAAACAGCATGTATGGAAGAAAACCGGTAAAGGAAGGTAGCAAGCCGACTGCAAGAAAGTCGCTGAAGCTAACTCCTTCTAGTGGTTCAACTCCTGCTTCTGCAATGTCTGAAAAAACTGAAAGGCTTTCTGTTAAGTCCTTAAAGGAACAAAGAAACCGATTTAAAACCTCTGGACGCAAAGATGATTTCATCACTTTACGAACCTTACAATTACAAAATAAATAATCATGGCAATCTCAAATACGTTTGATACTACAAATCCGGGTAGTGCTGTTTCCAATCGCGAGGACTTGATGGATGTTCTTACCATCTTGGCTCCCGAAGAAACGCCTGTCCTTTCATCTGCAACTAAAGCCCGCGCAAATGCTACATTTGTTGAGTGGACGGTAGACAGTCTTTCTTCTCCCAGCACTGCTGGTATAGCTGAAGGCGCTGACGTTACTACATTCACTGATCAATTCAGTGGCCGCGCGCGTCTCGGCAACTACATTCAGAAGTTCCGTCGCGACTACATGGTTTCCGATCTACAGGAAGCCGTTGACTCCGTTGGACCTGCTAAGGTAGCTCAGGCCGAAGCAAAAGCAATTCGTGAACTAAAGCGTGACATCGAAGCCACTCTATGCTCTAACAATGACAGAGCCGTAGAAGACGGCGCTGGAACGGTTTACAAGCTTCGTGGATTGGGAGACTGGATTGATTCTGCTGGACCTTCTGACGTCCCAGCAGCTTTCCGCACACCTGCTGACAGCATTCACTCAAGTGGAAACTTCACAGAAACAGTTCTTAACAACCTCATCACCTCTATCTACCGTGTTACGGGAGCTAGCAATGGTTTGACTCTGGTTGCTGATACTGCTCTTCGTCGTGACATTAGCGACTTTGCTCGCGTTGGACTAGACGCAAGTTCTTCTGACCAAGGCGTTCGTAGCGTAAACTACAACGGCGATGTAGCTCAGATTAAGCTTTCTGTTGAAGTTTATCAGTCCGATCATGGATTGGTTTCTATCATCAACGGAAATCCTGACTGTATGCCTGACACGGCCAACAAGGACACTGGTTATTTGGTACACCCAGAATACTACGGTATTTCTGAGTTGATCCCAATGGGCAGTACTCGCCTTCCTAATCAAGGTGGTGGTGAGCGTGGCTTTGTTGATTGTGCTCTCACGCTGTTGATGTACCATCCCGGTGCTCACGGTAAAATAACGGCTATTAGCTAAAATATAGGGGGTAAAACACAATGGCTATTGAATTAAAAAAAGTACAGAACATCGAAACCTTGGCTCTTGGTTTTAACTACGAAGCCGTCGTTGATTTGACCACTGATCTTGGTGCTACCGCTGGCTCTGCCACTGCGGTTGACATTCAAGTTGGTGGTGCAGCAATGGCTGGTGGCGTTTACGGAGCTGCTCTTATTGTTGATGAGCTTGTAACTGCTGAAGTTACTGATGGTGGTGCTGCCATTACGGACGCTACTATTGCTCTCGGTGACGATGGAGACGCTGACGGTTTTGTTGATGAAGTTGATGTTTTCAGTGACAGCGGCAACCTTGGAAAGATTTTCACCAATACTGGTGCAATTCTTGACGAGGGTTTGCACGTTGTTTCTGCTGTAGACTTGACTTACAACTTTACTGGCAACGCTCCAAACGATGCTGCTAAAGGAAAAATTCGTATTCTCTTTAAGTATTACCCAACTGCTGGTGAAAACTTCGGAGGATAGTTCCTTTTAATAACATTATTAGGGGAGGTCAGGCCAGTTCTGGCCTCCCTTTTTCTTTTATGAATATTATTAGATGCCAAGGCTTAGGATGTTATTCCCGATCTCGTTGTGATCGCTACGCACCTCAAGGTTTGGCTAATAGTAAAAATTTTAAATTTTATTTTTTGGCCAAAAGGCTGAATAAGTTTTTTGAAGCTTGTTTATTTTTTAAAAGTTCTAAGTAATGAATATTATTACATCTGTTCCAAAGTACAGTGATGGCGAGGTTAATAGAGCGTTTATGCGTGAGATTGAAACTGGCTTTAAAATGGAGAGAGCTAAGGAACAAGATCGCATTAATGCTTCTGCTAAAGAAGCTAAAACAAATGTAGGCAAAACTCATCCAGTGCTTGGTAAGTGTGTAGCTACTATTCCTCCTAGGGACTATTTTAGATTAGTTAAAAATTACGGAGTAGAAACTGTTGTAAGTAAAGATTTTTTAAAATATTGGAACAAGAAGCTTCCTGAACTTAGTCCCAATAAAGTGTAATGCAAGATAAGGCCAACAAAGATTTATTTGATTTAATTTCTGCGCTTGCTGGTAACTCTGATTTTACCACGCAGGAAATATCTCAATTGCTTGCTTTGGCAAACAGGAGGTTTTTTCAGGCTTATAATACAACACCGTATTGGGCTAGGTATCTTACCGTTGGCGAGGAAAGAACTATAGCAAACTCTATAGTACCTTTTACTCAAACCAGTAAAACTACAATAGGTGAGTTCTTGAGGATACATAGGGAAGAACCTTTCTTAAGAAACTCAACTATTGATTTTGAGTTTTTTGTAGAGAGTGATGGAGCTCATGTTATTAATCTGACTGCATCAGATGCAACAAGTGTTTACGTTACATACAGACAACCAATAACCTTACTTACTGACTTAGACACAGATGGGTCGAACTCTAGAAATGAAGTTCCCCAAGAATATTTTTATTTTATGGCCCATGCAACATACGCTGATTTTTTGCGTATGGACGGGCAACACTCTAAAGCAACTCTTGAAGAAGAAATTGCTAATCAATATCTAGCTGAATCGTTAGACAACCCTCAACAAGTTTACAACAACAACACCGTAGGACAACGTTTTAAAACTTATGTCAGTCAACAATCAAGATAAATGAACTCAAGAGTATCAAACCTATATTTAGGTAATCCAAATCCGAACGCAACCAACCAAAACCTTACAGTTTCTGATTCTGTTGTTAGCCTTACAGCACCTCATGCTGATACTGATTATGTAATCATCGATGTTCAAGACAACGATGTTTATATTACTTTTGATGGCACTACTCCAAGTGCTTCAAATGGTCATGTACTTCCTAATGGTCAAGGGCTATTGGTTATTAGTGCAAACGCAGCTAAAGCAGCTAAATTTCTTAGATCTACAAGCAACGATGGAGTTATTCACGCAACTCAGTTTGTTGACTAATGAGAGACGTAGCTTTTAATATGATCAATGAAGGTCTGAGACTTGCTCAGGCTGGTTTTAATGTTCTTTCTGGTGGTGGCAGTGGACCATCTACTGGTAGTTCATATTTTCGACCTGATGGATCTAGTTTTTATAAAAGACCCGGTGGATCAGATTTTTATATTAGACCTTAATAATTAAACACAATGGCAGACGTAACAGTATCAACAAAAGTAGATAACTTCATGACTGGGACATCCCAGTTTGCAACAGGTTTAACCGCTAGCACCACTCAAACACAAGGTGGAGGATTGGCACTGACTAATGTTATTAATGATGTTACTACAGTGGCTAATGCCAATGATGCAGTGGTTCTTCCAACTGCGGCAGCAGATAATCGCACTACTGTTTTTAACAATGGAGCAAATGTGCTTCAGGTATTTCCAGCATCTGGGGACAACCTCGGCAATGGAGTAAACGCTAGCACTACGATTGACCCAGGAGAGTTCGGAGTATTTACCGCTAAAGATTCAACAAATTTGATTAGCGTTATTAGTACGCCATCTAATGGAGTTACTCTTCACACTGGATCTGGAACCCTTACTAGGGCCCAAATGTCTAACGGGCATCGCAATAATGTAAACGGTGCTGCAACGCTAACAATGGATGTCGTCGATGCTGACACAAATTTTGAGGTTTATACCATTGGAGCTGTAGCTGTAAGCGTTAAGGCAGCAGCTAATGATCGGATTATACTTGATGGCACGGCATTAGACGATGCAGATAAAATTACAAACACATCGACTGCTGGTGATGTTGCTGCAATTAGATACGATAGCGCGGCTGGTGTGACAGCATCAACTAATGGTTGGACAGATGGAGGCGCTTAATAATGAGTGCCATCTTAAACGGGCTATTTGGCGTAATTGCCAGAAAGAATGCGGGAGGCAGTGGGCCTTCCTTTGGTGGATCTCGTGCAATTTCTAGCGCTACTGCCACCAATTCATCTACGGTACTTACACTAAATGACGATGTTCCATCTGGGAGCATTTTAGCGGTGCTACTTAACGGAGGCGGCGCGCCTTCATCAGTAGTTGACAGCAGTTCCAACAGTTATTCTGAGGGGCAAGCTCAGTCCACTTCAAGCGGATCTTATCAAGCTATTTGGTTTGCTCCAATAACTAGTTCACTTAGCAGCGGAGATACTGTTACAGTAAGCTACTCATCTGGTTTTTCTAGCAGAGTATATGAAGTTGTAGAAATTGAAAATGCTACTACAAAAGAAGATGGAGATGCTCAAAGTGGATTTACAACTAATGGAATAGTAACTTTAACAACATCAAAAAGTTCTATTGTTGTCGGTGTGTACGACAAAAGCAGTGGATCGGGTGGGACTGTATCTGGAAGCGGAACTACTACTTTGCTTACTGCTACCACCTTAGGCCGCGATGTACAGAGCTTTCACAATTCAGTGGGTGCTGGAACTACAGATTCTGGTGTTGCTACATCAAGTGCTACTACAGGAAAACGAATTGGGATAGCGTTTAGTTAATAATGGATATTACTAGACATGGTGTTACTTGGACTATTAGTGGAACACCTACTAATGGTACGTACGCAAATGGCGATCCTTGGGTGGTAGGCCCAATTACCATAACGGCTATTTCTACAACTATTACAGCTCAAGGTACGGGTGTTAGTGGAACTGTTGTAAATCCATCTAGGGGATCTACCCAAGGTTTTGATAACAGGATTTCGGCTTACAACACATACTCTGATACCTTAGATATTTCCAACAATTTGCCGCAGACAATTAGTTCAAGCAGTTCAGTTGTAACTGCGGACTCTACAACAGCAACTCAAACATATGAGCAAATTAGCACATTTGCTGTATTAACCGTTGTTGCTTCATCGCCAGCATCAAATTCTTTTAGGCCAGCACCAATAGGGGGAGACTATTCTCATCCTTACAATAAAAGCGATTTAGACTATGATGTTTTAGCCGACATGGATCGATCTGCAATTACTGTACCATCAATATCTGTATCGGAAAGCAGTTTTGAAAAAACTTGGTACGAACAAGATCTTGCTTGGACTGGTCGGTATATGCACACTCAATATATGGGCGATCAAGATGGATACGGTAAAGGAATCGCTCAGATGACCGGCACAGCAGCATTGCAGTTAAATTTAGATTATTCTAATTCGGATAAAGAGACTTTGTTGGTTAGGCTTGTTCAATACGGCATTGATATACATGGATTAATAGAAGACGGTGGATCTTGGGACGCTGATGGCGGGCATAATGTAGGAAGACTGATCCCTCTTTTTATAGCAGCCATGACGTTAAACGATTCTTCATTAAAAGCAAATTTAAACGCAACCAGTGGAGCAAAGTTTCAAGAACAACAGCAAACTTTTTTCGTCTCTCAAACAGATGTTGATACTTCTAGATATATAGCAGATGGAAGACCAAGAACCGCATACGCTTCTGCGGATATAGGAAAACCAGAATGGGGGTCCAATCATTTAACTGACCGATCTAAGGATGGGAATAACTGGGATGCGTTTTATAGAGACATTTCGGGAGGTGTTCTTCAAGCTCCTGCTATTTGTATTTATCTTATGTCGGGTGAATTAGTGGTTAATGATCCATCATTTATTCAATACGCTCAACGGCATATATATTATAGAGAAAGTCGATATGCTAGTCCCTCTTATTACAACGGATATGATGATGGTGATTCTTACGGCCAAGGCAATACATCTAGCAGCACACCTTTTAGTTCAAATGAAACACTTACTTTTCACAAAGATTTTTATTTAGCATTTGAAAATGCTAATCCAGTGGGGTCAGTATCGACTCCAATAATTAAAACAAACGGCCAAAAAACTGCATCTCTTTTAAATTGAAAATTTTACTTCTAGCTTCCATTTTTCTAGGTAGTTTTTTAAACGCAGCAGACCTACGCCTTGAGTGGCAGGACAACTCGGACAACGAGGACGGGTTTGAAGTTTGGCGTCGCGTTAATGAGGGCGAGTGGTTGCTGATAGGTGCTACCAACACAGATGTTGTAACCTTTATTGATGGTGTTATACCTATTGGATCGGTTTTGTCTTATCGCGTCCGAGCATGGAATCAGTTTGGCGAGAGTGGCTATACAAACATCGTTTCGATAGGAACCTATCCTCCAGCAGCTCCGTCGAATGCTGGTGGCGTAGTAGTACCATCTAGCTCTGTGTCTTGGGATTATGACCAAAGCGAGGTTGGACCAGAACCACCACGTCGAAGCGTTTCGGTCAAGACTTATAGAGACAAGAACGGGCGTCTTATCGTCTCAAGATCATGAAAGAAGTGATAGAAAGATCAGCTATAGGCATTCTGGGGTCAGGCACTGGCTTGGCCTTAGCAGAAACAAATCAAGTATTATGGGTTTTTCTATTGTAAAAATTATAAAGGATATAAAGAAAAAATGAGTGGCGAGTTAGTGGCAATGCTTGGCGGTGGTGTCACGGGATTTGTAATGAAACTTATCTCAGCGCAAATGAATATCCAAGCAAATGCCATTCAGTCCATGATTAAGAAACAGGGAGTAGCAGATGATTCAGCAGATAGAGCAGCACAAAGAAGTGGAGAAAGCGGAGCGTGGGTGCGTAAGCTCATTGCTATGTGTATACTCTTCTCAGTCGTATTTGCTCCCTTCATCATGGCATTCTTTGACATACCAGTAACAATTGAAGCACAGAAGTTAGGTATATTTAAATTTTTAGGAATAGGAGCAGATAAATGGAAAAACTTAGAAGGGTTTGTATTGTTGCCGGAAGTTAGGCAGGGGATGCTAGCACTACTAGGATTTTACTTTGGAAGCTCACAAGTCAAATAGGAGATATATATGCACTACGGAAAACGCAAAAAATGCCCAATGGGCAAAACCAAGGGAAAGGGAAGACGATAATGTATCACAAAACTAAAAAAGCTAAAAAGGGTCGTAAAAGGAAATAATTTATTATGGGAATGGGAGTAAAACATTATTCTAAAGACGGCAAGGAGCATAAGGGCGGTTATCATAAAATGCCTGATGGCAAGTTGCATTCTGGGAAAAAACATTCTCGTTCTTCTAAACCTTTATTTCACTACGGAGAACTGTCTAAAAAAGCACAAGTTAAAGCCAGAAAATCTTGGAAAGTATAATGCCTTTTAGTAAATATAGTCCAGCTCAAAAACGGATTGCTGCTGTTGCTCCACCTCGTAAAAAAATTACAGGTGCTGACTTTGCAGTGCTTCGAAAACGCAAGAAAAATGGCAAGAAAAAAAGCTAAATCTGGGGGCAAGATTTGCCCAGAAGGAAAGGCATGGGCAAGAAGGACGTTTGACACATACCCTTCCGCATACGCCAACCTAGCTGCAAGCAAATATTGCAAAGATCCAAACTACGCTAAGAAGGCTAAAGGCGGTAAACGAAAGGGACGATAGTGGCTCAGTTAAAACAGTGGCTTAAGCAAGATTGGGTACGGATAGGAACTGATGGATCTATCAAGGGCAAGTGTGGCACTTCTCCTGATAAGAAGAGGCCAGACAGGTGCTTGCCTAGGCGCAAGGCACTAAGTCTTACCAAGGCTGAACGAGCCGCCACTGCAAAGAAAAAGAAACGAGCAGGAGCCAAAGGCAAAACAGTTGTAGCTAACACACCCAAAGCAAAGGTAAGAAGTGGCAAAAATAGATAAGTCCAAGATGAAGTGCAACAAGCCCCGCAGAGATGTTTCTGGGGGGAAGAAGTTTGTTGTAAAAGCGTGTCAAGGCGGGAAGCAAAAAATTGTTCGTTTTGGTGATGCTAACATGAGCATCAAAAAAAATAACCCTGCTCGCAAGAAGAGCTATTGCGCTAGATCAAGCGGGATTAAAGGTAAAAATAATAAACTGTCTGCAAACTATTGGAGTAGGAGAGCTTGGAATTGTTAAATGGCTAGATATGACACATACGGACAAGCTGATGATCGGGTTGTAGAAGACTTGGATCAAGGCTTTCTAGGCTTTAATAACAAGCTTAGACCAGACCTTTTGAAGGCTGGCACTCTTTCTGAATCTAACAATGGTCGTATGGATTTGAACGGAGAGTGGCAACCCAGAAAGGGTATGGAAATATTCTCCACTCCGTTTAGTCCTTCTGTCTTTAAGTTGCCATTTAGATTACACGATACTCTTCCAGATGTTGCAACTACTGGAGATGGAGTTAAAACTGATTATTCTAGATCTGGAGAGGTTTTAACAATTAATTTTAGCGGAGCTCATGGGATTACCACTGGTGATATTGTAAATATTAATGTTACTGCTGGCGGAACTGTAGATCCTGATGGGAATCATTCTTGCACAGCATCTTCTACAACACAAATACAGATTACAATAAGTGGATTAGATGCTGAACCTACGGGCCCAATGAATGTTACCGGACCTAAGATAGATTCTTCTACATCTAGTTCCATCCACGCATCTTGCGAGTTCTCCGATCCAAACAATGCGGCCACCTCTTACATAGCTGCTGTAGGAACACAGAGCACTATACTTGTAAAAACCTCAGACAGTGGAGCTACTACCGTTACTCTTACTTACCCAGCCGGGGAAACTGTTCCAGAGGGGTCTAATGTAGTGCAGGCTTTCAATAAGCTTTTTATTTTCAGAAAAGGGAAGATAGCTTTGCAATGGGATGGAGACATTAGCACCACTACATTTTCTTTGGTTTCAAATGGAGCTTACACCCAACCTACACCCATATCAATTACCGATCTTGATTTTGCATCAGGGATAGCAACAGCTACGGTTTCTAGCACAAGCGCTTTGTTGGTTGGAGATGTTCTTACGGTAACAACTGCTGGAACTTCCGGCTACGCTGTCGGGGACACCGTAAGGGTTAGAGAGGTTACCAACTCAACAACTTTTACATTTGCCACCGACAAAGCAGATGCAACTAATAAAACTGCAACTGTTGAAAAGGCCATATCTATAGGTCTTGGGTTTAGTCATATGCCAGCTCCTGAGTTCGGTGTGCCACATCAACGCAGGTTGGTAGTGCCATATCAATTTGATGTTACCGGTTCCTCTGGGTCTGCTACAATTACAGACAGAAACATCTTAGACGAGGCTATATTCTCAGATATACTTGATCACAATACCTATGATAGAGTTTACGGACAATTTAGATTTAATGCTGGCGAGTCTGATTTCATTGTGGGCTTTCACTCTTTCTCAGACGACCAACTTGTAGTTTTTAACCGAAACAGCATACACACGGTAAAAAATAGCTTGAGCCTAGGTAGTAGTGTTTCCCAAGTCATTACAAGCGACATAGGGTGTTTGGCTAGAAACAGCATACAGCAGATAGGCAACAAACTTATGTTCCTATCTGACAACGGAGTGTATGCTTTGGACTTTATAGACCTCTACAATCTTAGAGGGCAAGACGTTCCTTTGTCCGAATCAATACAAGGAACCATTTCTAGGATAAATAAAAACCATGCTGATAAAGCTGTTTCCGCTTACTTTAACAACAGGTATTACATTGCTGTCCCACTAGATAATTCTAGCACAAACAATGCCCTTCTGATTTACAATTTTCTTAATCAACAATGGGAGTCGATAGACTCTATATCCGATAATGATTGGGAATATACCCACTTGTTAGTTGGTGGGTCTGGGGACAAAAGAGGTGTTTACGTTGTAAATAGAACTGGTGCTGTTCATAAGTACGAGGAGCGATCAGATGACTCTGATAGATTTATAACTATTCTTGGTGAATCATCAAAGACATCTATCGTCTCTGCATCGGCTGTAACTAGGATGTTTACGGTAGGATCTATAGACCGGAAGAAGTGGAACAATTTTGAGCTTCATTTACAGTCTTCCGAAAATAATGTCTCTAATGCAAACTTGGAGGCAATAACTGAAAACAATGATGGTATTATAGATCTTGGATCTGTCTCTCAGCTAAACGGGCAAGAGCTTGCTATAGATGAGGATGTGTCACTTAGAGGAAGATTTGGTAACAAGCGAGCATACGGTTTACAATTTAAACTAACAACAACAAAGGGAAGACCTAGACTGAGAGCACTAAAAGTGGCAGGAGCTATAACCTTCAGAAGTTTACAAAAGGCAGAATAAAATGGCTATTTTAAGCAAAGGCACAACATACGCAGACGGAACCCAAGTTACCGCCACTAATCTCAACGCGCTGGTAGACAGTGCTACATTTGCATCTGGTGCGGTCGATGATTCAACCACTCAGCTTTCTAGCGGTGCAATAATTGTAAAAGACCTTGGCATCGCCACAGGCAAGATTGCAGCAAGTGCTGTAACAACCGCCAAGATTGCAGATAGCAATGTTACAAAAGCCAAGATAGAAAACGTGGCCAACCTTAAGGTTCTTGGTAATGTTTCTGGTAGTGCTGCTGCACCTGCTGAGGTGGCAATATTAGATGAGGACAACATGGCCTCCAACTCTGCTACGTCATTAGCCACACAGCAGAGCATAAAGGCTTACGCTGACTCCAAGGTAGATGGCACAGGGGCTGGATCGTTTACTACGCTGGCAGCTTCTGGCGATGTTACGTTTGATA